CGCCACAACAACACAACAATCGCGACGCCCTTCCGCAACCAGCAGAGGGGCGTTGCTGCGTGGCCTGGGAGGGCGCATGCGCAAGGACTCCACCATCGACGGCGTGCCGGTCTTCTGTGCGTTCGACGACCTCGCGCCCATCGAGAGCATCACGCCGAACCCGCGCAACCCGAACACGCACCCCGACACGCAGGTCGCGCTCCTCGCGAAGATCATCAGCGCGCAAGGGTGGCGAGCGCCCATCACCGTGAGCAACCGCAGCGGGTTCGTGACGAAGGGCCACGGTCGGCTACTCGCCGCTCGGCACATGGGGCAGACGAGCGTGCCTATCGACCGCCAGGACTACGCGGACGAAGCGTCCGAGTACGCGGACATGATCGCCGACAACCGCATCGCGGAGTTGGCCGAGATAGACGCGTCGCTGCTGAAGGACCTCATCCTCGACATCGACACAGGCGACATCGACATAGAGCTGACCGGCTTTACCGAGGCCGAACTCGCGCGCATGATGAGCGCCGTGGGCGGCTGGGAAGATGCGATGGACGGCGCGGCGGGTACCGACCCCGGATTCGTCGCCTCCACATTCACGCTGACCGTCGAACAGAACGCGACGGTGCAGGCCGCGCTATCACGCGCAAAGGCCGCCGGGCTCGGTACGTCCGACGCCAACGAGAACACGAACGGCAACGCACTCGCGGCTATATGCGAGGCGTACCAGTGAACACCGCCAAGGACATCATCCTTGCGCCCATCTCGTCCTCCGACGCCAACGCCATCGTGAAGCGCATCCACTACTCGGGCAAGGTCGTGCAGAACTCGACCCTGCACATCGGCGTATTCCTCGGCGGGCGGCTTGAGGGCGCTATGCAGTTCGGCTCGCCGATGGACAAGCGCCGCATGGTAGGGCTGGTCGCCGGTACCGAGTGGGACCAGATGATGGAGCTCAACCGCTTGGCGTTCTCAGACAAACTCCCGCGCAATAGCGAGAGCCGTGCGCTAGGGATAGCGATGCGCCTCATCCGAACCCACGTCCCGCGCGCGAAGTGGGTCCTGTCATTCGCCGACGGTACGCAGTGCGGCGACGGCACCATCTATCGGGCCTCGGGATTCGTGCTGACGGGCATCAAGCGCAATAGCAGCCTCCTGCGAATGCCGAACGGGTCTGTGGTGGCGCGTAAGACGCTAGACGACCATCACGACACATCGGGCCGCTACCTGTCCGCCGTCGCTCGCGACAATGGGGCCATTCCGCTCGTCGGCTACCAACTACGTTACGTCTACTTCCTCGACCCATCGTGGCGTTCGCGCCTGACCGTTGCCGAGGTGCCGTTCTCACGCATCGCGGAAATGGGCGCGACGATGTATCGCGGCGAACGGCCTGCGTCCGCTCCACTAGTGGGAGACTCGCCCGTCCAGGGTGAGGACGGCGGTGCGAACCCGACCCGGACGCTCCACAACATCCCCCGCTCTAAGGCGGTGCTCGACAATGGCACGACCGACGAAGCTCACGCCTGAGCTACAGACGCAGATCGTCGCGTACATCACGGCGGGCGCATACATCGAGACTGCCGCCGCTGCCGCTGGCGTGGTGAAGAACACGCTGTACGACTGGCTCAAGCGCGGCAAGACAGGCGAGGAACCCTTCGCCGCGTTTTCGGACGCGGTAGAAAGGGCGATGGGCCAGGCCGACATGCGCGACCTCGCCGTCATCGACAAGGCGGCGCAGGCCAACCAGTGGCAGGCCGCCGCGTGGAAGCTCGAGCGCAAGCATCCCGACAAGTGGGGGCGCACGCGCGTGGAGGTGACAGGTGCCGATGGCAAGCCGATCGAGCACACGAACGTCACCGCCGAAACGCTCGCGCTCTACGCAGCCGAAGCCGCCGACCTGTTCCCCGACGAGGAAGCAGTGGGCGATAGCGAAGCTGCGCCTGACGGTCCTCGATAACCCGTACATCCCGCACACGCCGCATCCCAAGCAGGCGCGCTTCCTCATGTGCGAGACGCCCGAAGTGCTCTTCGGCGGTGCGGCCGGCGGCGGCAAGTCCGACGCGATGCTCATGGCCGCGCTGCAGTACGTCGACGTTCCCGGCTACAGCGCGCTCATCCTGCGCCGCACGTATCCGCAACTCAGCCAAGAAGGCGGGCTCATCCCGCGCTCGCATGAGTGGCTCGCAGGGACTGGCGCATCGTGGAACGAGCAGAAGAAGAGCTGGACGTTCCCAAGCGGCGCGGTGCTCGCGTTCGGGCATCTCGCGTATGAGAACACGAAGTACGACTACCAGAGCGGTGAGTACCAGTTCATCGGCTTCGAGGAACTGACGCAGTACAGCGAGACGCAGTACCGCTACATGCACAGCCGCACGCGCCGCCTCGAAGGCAGCGAAGTCCCTATCCGCGTGCGTGCCACATCGAACCCTGGCGGCATCGGCCACGACTGGGTACGCGCTCGTTTCGTGGACGCGAACGAGCCGACGCGCGTGTTCATCCCGTCCGCGCTCAGCGACAACCCCTCGCTCGACCGCGAGTCGTACGTGCGCTCACTCGACAACCTCGACCCGCTGACGCGTGCGCAACTGCTCAACGGCGACTGGACGGCCAACGCACTCGGCGGGCTGTTCGAGCGCGCGTGGTTCGAGATCGTGGACGAAGCACCCGCGAACATCCCGACCGTCCGCTATTGGGACCTCGCAGCGACCGAAGTGAAGCCGGGAACGGACCCGGACTGGACGGTCGGCGCGAAGGTAGCGCACACGGCGGGCGTCACCTACGTGTGCGACATACGCCGCGTGCGTGCCAAGCCCGGCGACGTAGAGCGTCTCGTGCGCCAGACAGCCGAGACAGACGGCCGCAGCGTGATCGTGCATCTCGAGCAGGAGCCGGGTTCGTCCGGCGTCAACGTCATAGATCACTACCGTCGCAACGTGCTTCCCGAGTTCGCGTTCTACGGCGACAAGGTGACGGGCGACAAGACCGAACGCGCGCGTCCGCTGTCGAGTGCTGCGCAGGCGGGCAACGTGAAGCTCGTGCGAGGCGCGTGGAACGTCGCGTTCCTCGACGAAGCCGAGTCGTTCCCGCAAGGCTCGCACGACGACCAGGTCGACGCCGTGTCGGGCGGACGCGCGAAGCTCGCCACGAAGGCGTCATACGGATACATCGCGAAGCCGAAGGGCTGGTAACACATGCCGATCACCTCACTCGACGTTCTGTCGGTCGGCAACCCGTGGCCGCCGGCGTGCGAGAAGAAGCGCATGGACGCGTACAAGGCCGACCGCGACCTGCTCTCGGGCGAGCATCACGAGGTCTTCGCCGACGTGCTGCGCCTCATCCAGCGCGACCGCCGCAGGACGCAGACCTACATCGCGCTCGCGCACCCGCGGCGCATCGTCAAGGCTTTCGGCGACATGGTGCTCGGCGAGGCCCCGACCATCAAGGCGAAGGGCGTCGATGAGGCCGAACCCGTCGAGGGCGCGGACGCGGAGTCCATCGCTCAAGAGCAGGTCGAGGCTTACGTCAAGGAGATGGACCTACTGCATGAGGCGCATCAGAGCCTCGTAGACATCCAGTCGCTCGGCGAGGGCGTGCTCAAGGTCACGCTGCGCGATCGCGGCGTCGCGGGCTTGCGTCCTGCCATCACCGCCACCGACCCGTGCATCTGGTACCCCGTCGTGAGTGACGAGGACAAGCAGGAGGTCGTCGCGCACATCCTCGCGTGGACGTGGGAGTGCGAGGACGAGAACCGCAAGACGACGCGACGCCTCAAGGCCGAGACGCATGAGCCTGGATGCGTGACGACCTACAGCGGCACGGTCAAGCGCAACAAGATCGAGACGCTCGTTGAAGAGAGCGTCGTGATGACGGGCGTGGATGAGTGCCTCGTCGTGCCGATGTTCAACTTCCGCTCGACTGCCGACTGCACGGGCACGTCCGACTTCAACGACCTCATGCCGATCCTGTCCGAGATGGAGGTGCGCCTCTACCTCATCGCGAGCATCCTCGACAAGCACAGCGACCCGAAGCTCTACGGCCCACGCTCGCTTGTGAGTCAAGACCCGCTCACGGGCGAGGCAGTCGTCGCGCAGACCGACTACGTGCCGCTCGATGCTGGTGAGCAGGCGCCCGGCTACGTCACGTGGGAAGGCCAGCTCGCCGCCGCGTACAAGGAGCTCGATTTCCTCGCCGAGCAGGCGCTGTTCGTCATGGAAGCGACTCCCGCGATGTTCGGCAACATCGACGGCACCGTGACGAGCGGCGCGGCCCTGAAGCGTCTACTCATCGCGCCGCTGATGAAGGCATCGCGTCTGCGCAACAGGCTCGACGTAGGGCTCACGAAGGCGCTCACGCTCGCGTCGCTGCTGCACTCAACCGTTCCCGGCTCAGGTGCCGTCGTGTTCAGCGACGTGTCCATCGAGTGGCAGGACGGTCTGCCCGAAGACCCGCTCGAGACGATGACCATCCACGCCGGGCTCGTCACGGCAGGCATCGAGAGCGTGGAGGACGCGGTTCGCGCCGTGTTCGGCGTCGAGGGTGACGAGCTGGTCGCTCGCATGGAGCGCCTCAACGCCGCCAAGCCGTCGATGTCCCCGCCGACAAGCCCACGCATCACGCTCATGCCGCTTGCGCCCGACGCGCCGCTTTCGCCCGCTGGTGAAACGCCTCCTGCGCCGGCGGTATAACCCATGCCTGCGAGGGTGTGGAGCGCGACGCACAAGGTCACAGCGCAAGAGACAGCGCGCATCACGGCGCTCTACCGCGAGGCATCCGACCGCGTGATGACAGCCCTTGCAAGCGCGAGGGCGCGTGGCAACAACACGGCGCATCTGACCGCCGTACGCGCGCAGATAGACGCGACGCTGCAAGACTTGCGCGACGGCTCGTACCAGTGGACGCGCGAGGCGTATCCCGCAAGCTACATGGCGGGCGTGGACGGCATCGACACGATGCTCGTCGCGGCGGGCGTGAAAGCGGCTCCTGCGGCGTTCGCAGGGCTTCACACGCAGGCCGTCCAAGTGCTCGCGGACAACGCGTACAACCGCCTCGGCGACGTGACGAACGTCATCGGGCGTCAGGTAGACGACACGCTACGGGCCTACGCGCTCGACGCGATCACCGGCCCCGTGTTCGGGGCGGGCACGACGCGCAGCGCAGCATCCGACATCTTCACGCGTATCGCGAACAACATGGACACCGCCGTACGCCAGCGCGCAGACGGCAGCACGTACCTCGGCTTCCAAGCCACGCCCGGCGGCAAGTTCTGGAGCGTCGATACCTACGCGGAGATGGTCGCGCGCACGACGCTCGCGGACACGATGCGTACGGGTTCGCAGTTGCGCATGGCAGAAGCGGGCATCGAGTCGTTCAGCGTCATCGGCGGGCCGGACCCTTGCGAGGACTGCCAGAGCGTCATCGACGGCGGCCCGTACACGAGCGACGAGATCGACGAGCTGCTCGGTGACTCTGCGCATTTCGGAAATCCGAACTGTGAGTGTTGCGTGGTAGCCGATACCGCCGCGCTCGACGCGATGGGGGAGTGAGCATGGCTTGTCCTCACGGCACCTGCAAGACGTGCGTGTGGTCTACGCACACGACGAGCCACGATCACGACGGCGACACGTGGCACCGCTGGGTGTGCTGGCGATGCAGCGGGAGTCCCGAGACACGCATGGAGACGACCACCGACAAGCAGCCGCCCGGCTGCGAGTCTCACCTGAAGCCGGAGAAAGGCTGACCCGCTCGCAGAGGGGCACCTCTGCGCAAGCGTTCAGACAGGGAGGCTTTCGCCTCCGGGAGCGCCGCGCGCCTCCAACAGGGAACAGCGGCAACCAAGGCACTCCCGCCCGCACAAGGGCGTAGCACGCACCCCCGCCGTGAGGACCGCGCATCACGGGACACGGGCGAAACGCGCGAGAGACAGGAGGCCCGCAATGGCCGACGACAAGGACGTCAAGGTCGAGGACGACAAGGACGTCAAGGACGCGAAGGACGTCACCGCCGACGTCAAGGACGACAAGGGCGAGAAGACCTACACGCAGGCCGAGTACAACGCAGCCGCGGCCGCCGCTCGCAAGGAGAGCGCCGCAGAGGCAAAGGCCGGCAAGGCAGCCATCGCTCGGCTCGCAGAGATCGAGGCAGCGAACAAGACCGACGCAGAGAAGCAGGCCGACCTGATCGCGACGCTCAAGGCCGACAAGGAAGCCGCCGAAGGGCGCGCTACCAAGGCCGAGACGGACGCGCTCAAACAGTCCATCGGGATCGAACTCGGCATCCCCGCGTCTCTGCGTTCGAGGCTCACCGGCACGACCGAAGAGGAACTGCGCGCGGACGCAACGAGCGTCGCCGCGGAACTCCACATCGAGCCGCCCAAGGTACCCATAGGCGGTGGCGGGCGACCGCTCGTCACCGCACCAGAAGCAGCCCTGACCTCCAAGATGCGCGAGGCGGCAGGGCTCAAGTAGAGAAAGGTACGGAGCAATGAGTGTAGTTGCAAACGCGATCACGCTTGCGAAGGAGTACATCGCCATTCTCGACGAGGTGTACGCCTCCGAGAGCCTGACCTCCATCCTGACGGTCAACCCGATGCGTGTCCGTCCTACCGGGCGCGCCGGTTCGTTCGAGATCCAGAAACTGTCCCTCGTCGGCGCGGGCGACTATAGCCGCTCGACCGGCCATCCCGCCGGCGACACGACCTTGACGTGGGAAGAGAAGACCTACACGCAGGACCGCGGCCGGTACTTCACCCTCGACGCAATGGACGCCGAAGAGGCCATGATCGGGGCCACCACCATCGCGTCCGAGTTCATGCGCGTGAAGATGGTGCCGGAGATCGACGCCTACCGCTTCGCCACCCTCGCGACCGCCGCGGGCAAGGACGTCACTGGCGCGATCGGAGATTCCACGGGCGCCATCGCCGCGTGGGACACCGCCCTCGCCGCCCTCGGCAACGCTCACGTCCCGCAGAACCGGGTCGTCGGCTTCATGAGCTGGAACATGTACACCCGCCTCAAGAACTCCGCGGCTGTCACCCGTTTCGCGACCATGACCGACCAGGGCATCAACCGCAACTTCGAGACGTTCGACGGCGTGCCGATCGTCAAGGTCCCGCTGGACGAGTTCTACATGGGCATCACGCTCAACGCAGGCTCCGACGCTTCTGCCGGCGGCTTCACGAGCACGGGTGCGGCGATCAACTTCATCCTGCTCGACAAGGACGCCGTGTTCTGCGACGTCAAGCACGGCAAGCAGCGCCTGTTCGACCCGGACACAAACCAGCTCGCCGATGCGTGGCGTCTGGACTACCGCGTCTACCACGACGCGTTCCTGTTCGACAACCACGCCGCGGGCGTCTACGTCCACGCCGTTTCGTGACCTACCGGAGCGGGAGTCCTTTAAGGGCTCCCGCTCCACATACGGGGGAGGCCCGTGTGTCAGACATCACTCTCGTCATGGAGCAAGACACGGGCAGCGCGTGGTATCGGCTCCGCGTCCCCGGTGAAGCGTTGGAAGCGGTAGGACACAACGTCACGTACGCGACCGACGTCGTACCCGTCGCACCCACGACCGTGTTTCTGCGTCCCGCGCGTGCAGAGGCGGTCGGCTTCATAGCAGACATCGTGAAGCGCGGCAGGGTCGCCATCGTCGAACTGGACGACGACATGTGGTCGATCGCGCGCCACAACCCCGCGTACGGCTATTGGAACGCCAACGGCGGAGAGATGCTGCGCAACCTAGAGGGAAGTATCCGCGCCGCGTCTGGCGTGACGGTTACGACCGATGCACTCGCCGCGACGATCCGCCCGATGAACGCGAACGTGGTAGTGCTTCCGAACATGCTCCCGCCCGGCTGGGCACCCGCACCCGAGCACGAGAGCGTCACCATCGGGTGGGGCGGCTCATCCACGCACCGCGCGGACGTTGCGCTTGTGGCTGACGCGCTCGTGTATGCCTCCCGTAGCGCCGATGTGGCCCTTATCGGGGCGATGGGAGACTGGACGCCGTATAGCCCGCGTATCGCCCACTGGGCGCCCGTGACGATACCCGAGATGCCCGCGCTACTGTCCGGCTTCGACATCGGCATCGCGCCGCTCGTAGACTCGCGATTCAACCGCGCCAAGAGCGACCTGAAGGTGCTCGAATACGCGGCGTGCTCCATTCCCGTGATCGCGAGCCCGAGATACCGCGACACACCCGCCCGCATCGCGAGCAACTACAAGGAATGGTGCCGTCACATCGACGCGCTCGTTTCCAGCCCCGAACTGCGCAAGGTTGAGGGCGCGCGGATGAAAGCGTGGGCCGACACCCGGGTCATGGCCGACCACGTTGGACGCTGGGAGGCGGCATGGTCCCTTACGCGATAGTCGCGCCCGATGAGGAGCATGCGCACACGAGCGCGGGCGTACGCGCACTGCACGTGCTCGCGGGCGAACTGCGAGCACGAGGCCACGAGGCAAGAGTCGGGCCGCTGGAAGACACCGCGAATCCGGGCGACTGGATCACCGTCTACCCCGAGACGGTCTACGGCAACCCGCTTCACGCCGACAAGGTCGTTCGTTGGACGATGAACGTGCCGGGTCTGCTCGGAGGCGACAAGACATACGCGCCCGACGAGTGCGTGTGGACGTGGCACGAGTCGTTCTACCCAGGCGCACCGCTGCTGACGGTCCCCACCATCGAGCGCGACCTGTTCTACGCCGACGACACGCCCAAGACGCACGACACCGCGTACTACGGCAAGGGCAAGATACGCGGCGTGGAGCGAGTGCCACTCACGCGCCACATGGCCGAGATCAACCGCAACCGCCCGCCGTGGCCTCCGACTCGCGAGAATCTGGCGGACCTGCTGCGCTCGACACGCACGCTCTACACGTACGACGACTGCACCGCGCTGGTGGGCGAGGCGCTGCTGTGCGGATGCCGAGTGATGCTGCTGCCCGAGGGCAGGGAGTTGGCCGAGGCCGACACGTTCGGGCAGATGAGCGAACACCACGCCGCGCGCATCGATGCGTTCGTAGCGGCGACGCAGGAGCGGTGGGGCTGACTCGGGCGCGTCCCTTGCCAACCCCGCCTCATGAACACCGCGACCAACCGGCCGCCACCAACGCGAGAAACGCAGGGCGCATCCCGACGCGCCACGGTGCTCATGAGGCGGACAACCTAGGAGGAGCGAGAGCCGTGAGCACCCTCTACTGCCGCTCCGACACCGCGACCGTCAACGGGCTTGCGGCGTGCAAGCTGCTGGACACGAACACAACATGGCCTATCGGCGCGACGGCGTATGACATGGACTACGGCGCTGCGGACCCTGCGTACTTCCACGCGAAGGTCGTCAAGCGCGCCAGCAACGGCACGGAGACGACCATCGCGGCGGCGGGCAGCGCCGAGACGACACGAGCGAGTGCTGGCGATGGCATCCAGACGGCGACCGTCTCCATACCCGACACGACTCTAGGCGCGACCGATGCGCTCGTCGTGTACCTCTACGCCGCATGGAGTTCGGGCGGAACCGATGCCGTAGCGGCGTTCTCCACCGCGCAGAACCCCGGTAACCTCACCGCCGCGACATGGACGATTGCACGGTACTCAGAGACTACCAACGGCGACTATGACTCAACCCCGGCCTACGCCAATCTCTACTTCGGCTCCACCACCTACGAGACGAAGATCACCGGCATCAACGAGGCCGGCGGCGGCGCGTCTACGGTTCCGCTGTTCTTGCTTCATCCGCACATCATCGCGCAGGGAGTGAGGGTCAATGGCTAACCAGAGTACCCCCGTCAAGGGCGCGGTCTACGACCTGCCGTTCACGCTCTACAAGAGCGACGGCACAGTGGTCGCCAACCCCGGCACCTACACCAAGAAGGTGTGGAAGGACGGCGGCGCAGCGGCCGACATCTCCGGGTCCGTTACGGAAACGGACACGACCTACGGCCAATGTGTGGTGCAACTCTCCACGTCCGAAACGAACTGCGACTACTTGCAGTTCCACATCACCGACAACACGACCGGCACGGTGCCGTTCACGGGCAGCATCAAGTTCGCAGCCGCTGTTTCGATGCCGCAGACGGGTGATACCTACGCCATCGTCAACAGCGGCACCTACGGCAACAGTGCGCTCAAGACGCTCATGGACACCACGGGCGTCGTGCTCACGGCAACGGGCGTGACCGCCATTGTGACCGCGATCAACAACCTCGCCACCTATGGACTGGCGGCGCTCAATACGCTGCTCGTCACGACGGGCATCAAGGCCGCGAGCGTCCCCGCCGTAGTCGTCACCACCAACAACGACAAGACTGGGTACGCGCTTACGACCACACCACTCGACGCTGCTGGAGTCCGTACCGCTGTTGGACTGGCAAGCGCCAACCTCGACGCCCAACTAGCCGCGCTCCCCACAGATGCCGATGTGAACGCAGCGTGTGACACAGCGATCACGGATGCCGCCATCCCTGCCGCACTCGCCACCGCGCATGGAGCGGGACTGTGGGGAAGCGCCGCTACGGGCGACACGGTGCTCACACAAGCAAGCCAGGACGACGCAGACGCCGTCATCGGGAAGACGACCGCGAGCGCGATCGTCACCGCGTACCTGTCCACAGACACGCTGCGGGCCACGCCACTAAGGCGCGCGACTGCGGAGGTCGACGGTGACTGGACGCTGCCGGTATCCCCCAGCGCCACCTACACGCTGGTGTTCACCCGTGACGGCTACACCGAGACGACAAGGACGGTGACGACGTGACCGCCGAACTGACGCCGATCACGGCCACAGTCACGCTTGTGGTCAGCACAAACACGTACGTCACCCTCGCAGAGGCCGACGCGTACATGGCGCAGGTGCTCTACGCCGACGCGTGGACGGCCGCCGCGACCGATACGCGCAACCGCGCGCTCGTGACCGCGTGTCGCGACCTTGCGAAGGTCACGTACAAGCATCGCAAGACCGACCCGGACCAGACGCTCGACTTCCCGCGCGCCATCACGTCGTATCTCTACACGGACGACTGGCAGTTCGTCCACGCCACCTACGACGACACGATCATCCCGCAGGTCGTCAAGGACGCGCAATGCGACGAAGCCCTCGCGCTGCTCACGGGCGGAGGGAACGACAGAGTGTCGCTCCAAGCGCAGGGCGTGACCTCCATCACGCTCGGCAAGCTCACCGAGGTCTACGGCTCGTCGCGCACGGGCGGGCTCGTCTCACACGACGCATACGTGCGTCTGCTCCCGTGGATCGCGGGCGCCGTTCGTATCGCGAGGTTCCGGTGAGCATCTACGGACAGACCGCCACACTCCGCCGCGTCACGGGCGCGTTCGACGGCAATGGCACGCCCGTCTACGGCTCCTACACCACCATCCGCGTGCGCTGGGAAGAAGGCACCGCCCGCGTCGTGACTAGCGGCATGGAGAGCGTCGTAGCGCGCACGAGGGCGATGTTCACTGACACCGAGGTTGACGAGGGCGACGAAGTGACGTTCAAGAGCGTCATCTACCACGTCGCGGGCGTCACGACCGTACCCACACTCGACGGCACGGTCACGATGTGGGAGGCGGCGATGGAATGACGATGGAGTGGCACGGCGGGGAGCTGGTCGCCAGGGTCAACGCCGAGACGATCAAAGCACTCGCGGTAGCCGCGGAGATGGTGCTCGCGAAGTCGCAGGAGCAATGCCCGGTCGAAACCGACGCCATGCGATCCAGCGCGACCGTGAAGCCGCTCAACGGCGGCAAGACGCAGGAGCTGTCCTACGGTGGCGCTTCGGCGGCCTACGTTCACCGCCAGCACGAGGACCTGACGTACAACCACCCGGTAGGCAACGCGAAGTTCCTAGAGAACCCGCTCCGCGAGAACGCCGACAAGGTGCTCAAGTACCTCAACGATGCGACCGCACGCGGACTGAAAGGCGGGTGATGCCATGACGATGTGCTCAGACATGGCGGCGGCCCTCGTCACCGCGGGCGTCGGCACCATCGGGACGACCATCTTCTACGACGGGGTCGCGCCCGCTGCCGTCAGCACGTGCGCGAGCTTGAACCAGTACGCGGGCGATCCCCCGCTCTCGACGTTCGATGATCACTTCGCGGCGGAACGTCCGGGCTTGCAGGTCGTCACACGCTCGCTCGTCGCGGACACAGCCCTCGACCTCGCGTACAGCGTTATGCACGCGCTCGGCGCTCGGAACGACTGCGAGGCGCGAAGCCACCCGCAGTACCTCGGGCAGGACGGCACCGCTCGCCACATGTACGTCGTCAACTACAACACGTTCCTCGTCTAGACCCGCACGCGATAGGTACGGTCAATCGGGCACCCACGGGTGCCCTTTCCATTGGAGGCACGAATGACAATCACCGCAGGCTCGGCTTCGGATCTGTACGTCGGCGCGTCGCCGAGCAAGGTGCTCGGGCTCAACCAGGTCAAGTTCGCGGTTCACGGCAAGGAGATCGACATCACGGCGTTCGACTCCGCAAAGGAGACGTACATCGGCACGGGCATCATCGGCGCCGACGTGTCGGCCTCGGGCTTCTACGACAACGCGGACACCACCGGCCAGATCGCGTTGCGCAACGCTGTAGGCACGACCATCGCGTGCGAGGTCCGCTGGGGCGACACGACGCCCAAGGTCGCAGGCACGCTGCTCGTGCTCGGGTTCGACATGGACGCAGCGGTACAGGGCGGCGTCCCGATCTCGGTGTCCGGCAAGTTCACCGGCGCGTTCACGTTCTCGTAGGC